AATCCTCATCAGATTCATTCATAATCTCTTCTATCATTCTCTCTCTAGTTTTGATAAGTTCCAACCAATTTTGTTTGTTTTTTTTATAGTGTTCTGGGTAGGTTTGCACACCATTCATGGTATCTGAAAGATAGTTTCTCTCTAGTTTTTGAAGCTCTCCTTCATAACCTTCTTTTATCTTTTGTTGATGACTCAACCTGTTATTTTTATAGATTAGATAATCTAACATAATGTTCCTTCCTGTTTTTTAAGTATGCCCATTATAGATCTGAATTAAGGGCTTTTTAAAAATTGAGCACTTTTTCTATATTTTTTTTATCAATATTCTGCAATCAAAAATTACGACTTTCTCTAAATACTCCTGTTATAATTAAAAATATATATGGGTAGACCAATTAAGTTAAATGAAGACAAAATGCAACAGATATGCAAATGGCTATCTGCAGGACATTTTATTGAACAGGCTGCTTCTCTCAGTGGAGTTTCATCAGCTAGTATATACAATTGGCTCTCTCAGGGCAAGACAGACCAAGACAATGGAGAAGTAACTCTTTATTCAGAGTTTTTAGAGAGGGTAGTGGAATCTAAAGCTAAAGCTGAAGCATTGTTTTTAAACACAGTTAGACAAGCTGCAACTAATGGAGTGTGGCAAGCTGCAACCTGGTATTTGGAAAGATCTAACCCTAGGTGGAACAAAGAACTACAGAAACAATTAGTAGAACAGGCTCAATTAGAGTCTCAAAAAGAAGAAATCATAGAAGTCCAATACAGCAAATAACATTGTGCTGCGCCCTCCAATGAGTCTCAATTTATGTAATTTGTGATTTCAAAAATTTTTTTTAACCCGATCCTGAGAAAAAGATTTGATTCAGGCCTGGATTGCCTGGAAAAAGCAAAAGGGAGCTCCGAAGAACTCCCCTTAGCCAACAAAGGAGGACACTATGAGTACAAACAAAGAGAAATACGAATGTCTCTTAGATCATATTGTCTTACTCTTATTATATAGGCTAGTAAGGGTGTATTACAAGTTTCTAAAGCGAAGCTTTTAAGCAAAGGCACAATATATAGTATGCGAAAAATTCAGAACCACTATATCTAGTATGGAACATTTGTTCGATAAGCCAATACCACTATATGTAGTGTTATAACAGATTGAACACACTATATCTTGGGTGTCAAAATTCTTATACCCCTAGGGGTGTAGGTTTTTTTACACCTAGGGGTATAGCAGATCTTACACTAACTATACCTAATTAACTATACCTAATATAACTATACCTAAATGGCTCTCTCTAAGAATCTAATAAAGTATGTAACCTTTCTGTTAAAAATGAGTCTAAACTATAAAACAAACAAATAATATAATTTGCATAAAATACTAGGTATGGTATTGTAAATTATTCAATTAAACAAAGGAGAACAAATTGGACACTTATCCAAATTGGAACTCTAACTACAGTAAGTCTAATGTAGGTTGGGCAGAGCCTAGCGTATTTAGACCTAAAGTTGTAGGAGAGCTTCCAAGTAAAGAACATAAAGGGCGACCTTATAAATACATTATGCAGGAAGCCATAGACTTAGCTAGCAAAAATCCAGATAAATGGATATTGGCTTATCAGATCCTTGTTGAGGATAGTGAAGAAAGAAAAAGAAAGAGCAATACTCTTAGAACTTCTGTGAATCACTTCAACAAATCTAATAATCTTGGTATGAAAGCTAAAGCAATGATAAGAGAAAACAATCTCGAACTTTACATAATCAAAGAAGTTAAATAATGTTTGGGCAAAAATTTAATGTTTATGTGAGTGCAGACAAAGAGGACTTAGGAAAGTTTGGTCAATACCACGAAGATAGTTGGTCTAAAGAAGTACCAACAGATTTAGAGTTGACTAGCTCTATTATGAATGAAATAAAGTCTTGGTTATTTGAATTAGGATTCAACATAACAGTGGAGGTAGACAGTGAGTGAATTAGAAAATATTGGCGACAACCAAATGAATCTAGTAGATATTGCTAAACACCAACCAAAGTATGTTGACGAGAATACTAGAGCTTTTAAAGGTATGGCTATTGATGAATGGTACGAAATGGTTCAGTGGCTTCAGTTAAGAATGGATGACGCAAGTAAATGGAATATGACAAAAATTGATGTTATGTATTCTGATCTTAAAGGATATACAAAGGGAGATGTTTTTTACGCATTAAAGTCTTTGTATGAAGAAGGTAGAACTAAAGCACCTGATGGTGGTCAAATACTTGCAAAGCTTAAATCACTTAATATTCCAAAAGTTAGAAACACACAAGATGTTCCCGAAGAATCACACGCACTTGGTTTATGTAATGAGCCTGGTTATAGCTGCTTGTTTGTTGATTCGGGTTGGTTTACTGACGATTATGGAAATTGGCACTTTCAAACAATGTGTACTGCTAATGGTACAAAAGGTGTTTGCGAAGCTAGGCGTAAAGCTGTTCCCACAGAACACGAAATAAGAACAAAACCTAGTAAGCTAACCAAAGGAGAGCTTTATGCGACTATGTGTAATATGAAGACTCTTAATGATGATATGAAAAAACAAGTTTGGAAAACTTACGAGAAGTATAACGAAGGAAACCTTGAGGAGGTTATTAAACAATATGGAAAAAGAGATTGGTATGAATAACGAAGAAATTAATTTTGACGAGATAGAGAATTTCGTTAACAACAATATGATTGTCAATGCTGATAAGTATTCACACTTCATAACCAATACACACAATCATTCATTCTACGCACACGACTTGTGTTATCTGAATGATGTGCCTTATGACGCTATTGAGGATAAGGCTTTACAAGATATTCCAACTACTGTTGTATTAGGTTCACTAACAAATCCAAATATTTGGATGACCTTAGTATTCTATACTTACGATTGGGAACTTGAAGAAGACGAACCAATTCATGACTTTGTAGAAAAACTTAAAAAGAATTTGTACAGAGTAAAACACATTGTTAAAGATATGGATTTCTGTATGATTTCTTATCCTGCACTTGCTAGTACTTGGGACGATCCAGAAAGCATTGATTCCCCAATTTACAAATATGGATTAGAAACAGTGATATTTAATACAGAAGGTTTCATTGGTGGTGCTTTAAGTAAAAGAAGGTCAATCGAAGAAGACACTGAGGGAAGAACAAGTGGTGTTAGTATTCAATATTTAGTTCCAGGCTCACATAAGAATATACCATTTAATAAAGTTAGAAAATCTATTAAAGCAGGTGGAAATTATGAACCTATACTTTTTTCTAAAGTATTTCAACAATGGTATGACACTCCTTCTTTTGCTAGTGAAGAATCTTTAAACTTATTAGTTGACGACCTAAAAAGAAATAAGATAAAAGTTTTAACTACTAGAGAAAGTATACAAGAAGAATTACAAGATAAAGTTGTCTCTCTTCCTATAGATGGTTTTGTTTTACAAGAAGACAAACCAAAAAACAAAGAAGAGATTCATGAACTACTACAAGCGATATTGGCCGATGCAGATTATGATGAAAAAACTTTATCAGATGTAATGGAATTTTATTTTACAGACGAAGAGGAGTAGTTGAAAAGCTCTAGCGAGGAAGTGTAGACTAATATAGTCGGCTTCCTTGCTGACAAGCCCTCCCATCAACGCCTATCTCTTCGGAGATAGGTGTATATACTTGTATTATGGAAGAGCCTAAGTTTCAAACATTATTAGAGAATCAGACTCAACTTAAAAAAATAATTAAGTTGCCTGAATTACATAAGAATCAACAAATTGTAGCTGACGATGAATCTCGTTGGAAAATCTTATGTGCAGGTAGGCGTTTTGGGAAAACTAGATTAGGGGTTCAACTTTGTATTGAAACTGCTATGCAAGGTAAAAGAGCATGGTGGGTGGCACCAACTTTTTCAATAGCAAGAGTTGGGTGGCGAGATATTATGATGGCAGGTTTCGATCTTGCCGATTCATTAGGCGTTGAAGTAAAAATGGGAGATATGGTTGTCAATTTCCCAAATGGTGGTTTTATATCAGTTAAGTCTGCTGATAATCCTCAAAGACTTCGTGGAGAAGGTTTGGATTTCCTTGTAATGGACGAGGCTGCTTTCGTCAAAGAAGAAACTTGGACAGAGGTTCTTAGACCTACACTTACAGAAAGAAAAGGTTCTGCTTTATTTATTTCTACTCCTCGTGGTATGAATAATTGGTTTTACAGATTATGGCAAGACGCAGATGAAAGAGAGGATTGGTCTAAATTTAAATTTTCTACTGTAGACAATCCTGAAATAGATCCTGAAGAACTTGAATCAGCAAAAAGAGAAATAGGATCGCTTACATTTGCCCAGGAGTATGAAGCTGAGTTTGTTAATGAAGGAACACAGCTATTTAAACAAGAATGGTTTCGATACTATCAACCTGCAGTTAGAGGTGCAAAGCTAGATGGGATATTATACGAATTTGATAATATGTCAAGATTCGCAACTGTTGACTTAGCAACCTCTACTAAACAAACTGCAGACTACACAGTCTTTACTGCATTCGCTCACGACACAAGTGAAAACAAATTGTTTGTAACTGATATGTTGAGAAAAAGAATGGAAGCTCCTGACATAATACCTTCAATGAAAAAGTTCTATAAGAAAAATAATCTTGATTGGATAGGTATTGAAAAAGCAGGCTTTCAGTTATCAATTATACAATTTGCAAGAAGAGAAGGAATACAAGTTCGCGAACTAAGAGCAGATAGAGATAAAAGAAGCAGGGCTATGCCTTTGTCAGCTAAGATGGAGAGTGGACAAGTATTTTTTCCTGACGATCCTATGGAGAATTGGGTTCACGAAGCCGAAAGGGAGCTTCTTACTTTTCCTTTGGGTACACACGATGATATTGTTGATACGCTAGCTTATGGTGTATTAAACTTGAATAAGAGAAGAAGTTGGAAAGCATACTAGATGGCAGAAAATAAAAGTTTTTACAGAAGAGCTATGGATTACCTCCAAGCTCCACCCCAAAAAATAATACAAGAACAAAAAGGTAGTTTTTTAAATCAAACTAATTATTCCTTAGATGGTCAAATCTATGGATACAACAGTACATCAGGTTTTGTTCCTGATAAGTTATTAAAAGAAATTGGCGATGGAACAGGCAACTCTGCTGTTATTGCATGTCTTAATGTTTTATCTACTTCTTTTGCAGAGCCAAGACTTAAAGTTTACAGAGAAATTGGAGACAATGATTACGAAGCAGTAGACAATCATCCTGTTACACAACTTTTTACAAGACCTAACCCTTATACCTCAGGATCACTTCTTGCTCACTATATAGTTTTAGCTTTAAATGCTGAAGGAGATGCTTATCTACTTAAAAGCAGAAACCGACAAGGAAGAGTAGTTGAACTGGTTCCACTTATCCCACAATTTGTGAAACCTAGAGGTAATGAAAAAGAACTTATTACTCACTATGAGTATTATCAAAAATCTCCAGATAGTATTGACGCAAACGAATTTGTTGTTTTACCAAAAACAGAAGTTGTTCACATTAGGCAAGGAGTTAATCCAAATAATCACAGAAAAGGTTTTGCACCACTAAAAGGTGTGTTAAGAGAAATTTTAGGAGACGAAGCAGCAGGTCAGTACGCAGCAGCTTTATTACACAATATGGCTGTACCTGGTGTAGTTCTTTCTCCTAAAGATGACAGTATGGGTGGACCTAGCCAAGAGGAAGCAGAATCTATTGCTCAAATTTATAAACAAAAATTTGGAGGTAGTAATAGAGGAGCTCCAATGATTCTTACTGGTGCAATGGATGTAAAAGTAGTTTCTTGGTCTCCTGAACAAATGAACCTTAATCAACTTAGGAGATTGCCTGAGGAAAGAGTTTCTGCTGTGTTAGGTGTTCCTGCTATTCTTGCAGGTTTAGGTGCAGGTCTTGAAGCTGCAACTTATAATAACACGAGAGAACTTAGAGAGTTCTTCACAGAGCAGAAGTTAATTCCTCTTTGGCAAACTGTGTCTAATGAAATAACAGCACAGTTGCTTCAGTCTGATTTTACTGCAGATAACAAAATTACTTGTAGATACGATTTAAATGAAGTTAGAGCACTTGATGTAGACAAAGGCGAAGTATTTAAAAGAATGCAAACAGGCGTTACAGGTGGTTGGATTACTGTAGCTGAGGCTAGAAAAGCTGTTGGTTTAGAGTATGGACCTGAACACGAAGTTTTCTTAAGACCTTTAAACTTAGAACCAACTGTTCCAGGAGACTACAGTAAACCAACTTTATTAGAGGAGCCAAAACCTGAACCTGAAGATGAAATGGGAGAAGAAGAAAACCCAAGGGAAGAACAACCGACTGAAGATGAAGTCTTACAAGGACAAGCTTCTGCAGAATTTGAGGTAGAAATGAAAGACACTCTTTCAAGTTCAAGCCACCCTGTTGAAGTTACTAGAGAAGGGAATATCGTGCAAACTCCAACTTATTTAAATGAAAAAGCACCTGCTATTTCAGCTAAAGTTAAGAAAAGTTTACAAAAGAAAGTAGCAGATCATAATGCTAAAAATCCTAAATATAGAGCTACTTATGGAATGTTAGCTGCAGTATTTAGAAGAGGAGTTGGTGCTTATCGTACTAACCCTGCCTCAGTTAGAGGAAATGTTACAGGTGCAACACAATGGGGATTAGCCAGAGTGAACGCCTTTATAAAAGGATTAAAAGGTAAATTCCCAAGAAGTGCTTTTGACCAAGACTTATTACCTAAAGGACATCCTTTAAGTTCAAAAAAATCAGCAGACAAAATAGAAGAAATAAAAGTTTCAATAGAAGAAGCTGAGGTAATGCAA